AATATTATACGAATGGCCGCTTTCCTGTTTTTGAATTAAAGTAATTTTTTCAAAATTACAATTCTGCCATTAGGTGTCTAACCTATATAAGAGACTCCATACACCCATATCCATAAGTTTTGGAGAGACACCGATCCTAAATCACACGTGTTTATGGCTCTCCCTCGTCCTTTCAGAGTTAATGCAAAAAACTATTTCCTCACTTATCCTAAGTGCTCTCTTACTAAAGAAGAGGCACTTTCCCAATTAAGAGCCCTAGAAACTCCAACTTCAAAGAAGTTCATCAAGATCTGCAGAGAGCTACATGAGGATGGGTCTCCGCATATCCATGTTCTTATGCAATTCGCAGGAAAGTTCCAATGCAAAAATAACCGATTCTTCGACTTGGTGTCCCCAAGTCGGTCAGCACATTTCCATCCGAACATTCAGGGAGCTAAGTCAGCGTCAGACGTCAAAGCGTATATCGACAAAGAAGGAGACGTGCTAGAATGGGGTGAATTCCAGATTGATGGTCGTTCGGCACGTGGAGGTCCCCAGACGGCCAACGACGCGTATGCAAAGGCAATTAACACGGGAAATAAGCAAGATGCATTAAGGGTTTTAAAGGAGTTAGCGCCCAAAGATTATGTGCTGCAATTTCATAATTTAAATTCCAATTTAGATCGGATTTTTCCACCTCGTGTTGAAGCCTTTGTTTCTCCTTATTCGCGTTCCTCCTTCGACAGAGTTCCTCCAGAACTCAGCGATTGGGTTTCCGTAAATGTGGTCTGTCCCGCTGCGCGGCCTATTAGGCCCATAAGTATAGTTATAGAAGGTGATAGTCGGACTGGGAAAACTTGTTGGGCTCGATGTTTAGGCCCACACAATTACTTGTGTGGACATTTGGATCTCAGCCCAAGAGTATACAATAATGATGCTTGGTACAACGTCATTGATGACGTTGATCCCCACTATCTAAAGCATTTTAAAGAATTCATGGGGGCCCAGCGTGACTGGCAAAGCAACACGAAATACGGAAAGCCTGTCATGATCAAAGGGGGGATACCCACTATCTTCCTCTGCAATAAAGGACCAACCAGCAGTTATATAGAGTTCCTTGATGAAGAAAAAAATGCAGCATTGAAGCAGTGGGCATTAAAGAATGCAATCTTCATCACACTCCAAGAACCACTCTATTCCGGTCGCGAAGACATCGCTCCCACAGAAGAGGAAGAGGAACGTCAGACGCAGACGAGTTGATCTCCCTTGTGGTTGTTCATATTACATGTCAATAAATTGCCATGATCACGGATTCACGCACCGGGGAGTACATCACTGCGGATCGAACAGAGAGTGGCGTGTTTATCTGGGAAGTTCCAAATCCCCTATATTTCAAAATATTGAAGCACGACAGCAGACCATACCTAACACAACACGACATCATCAAAGTCCAAATCCAGTTCAACTACAACCTGAGGAAAGCGTTGGGACTTCACAAGTGTGTTCTAACTTTCCAAATCTGGACGGGCTTACGCCCTCCGATTGGGATTTTCTTGAGAGTCTTTAAAACCCAGATACTTAAATATCTGGATAGGTTAGGTGTCATTGGTATTGCTAATGTATTAAGAGCTGTTTATCATGTTCTTGATAATGTACTGGAAAGAACGATTGATGTATGGACGACATATGATATAAAACAAAATATTTATTAATTAGTTACCGAATCATAAAAATAGATCCGGATTTTCAAAGTTGCGTATACAGGATTAGATGCGTGAGTACAGGCCATATACATCATTAATGCATTCTCAGTATGATTCTCATACTTGCCGGCCTCTTGTTGATTATAAACAACATAATTATTAACTCTAACAAACTTCCTAACTAAAGCTTGCTCCCTTGAAGCGTACGTTCCTCCCGTCACGGTCGCATGCCATTTGCGCAGGACTTGGTAGCGATCGCGATGCACGTTCTTCACCGTCGCAGTGCTAGGTTCATTATCAAACATATTAAAAACCTCCCCAAAATCTTGTGGAGTTCCGGTGGGACGACGATCACGGACAAGGAAAAACATGACGCTATTAGTGTGATTTTTCGTCTTAATATTTTCATCCATCCAAATCTTTCCCAGCACATAGATAGATTTCACACAGAATCGCTTTCCTACGCGATGTGTGAGTCCAGTTCCTCGAGTAACATCACTGACACACATAACCTTACCAATATGTGAGACATCGTGACGTGATTCAAACGATTGAACCTTGCAAGGGCCTTCACAGCCCCTAGGCACGTCCGGACTCCTATACATTCTGTACATTCTGGGCTTTCTGTTCATGGGCCTGTTGGTCCAGGCCCTTGCCTTTGTGACGCGGGCAATGGGGACAACTGCACGGGAAACATAAGGGCTGTCGAAGTTCAGACGCCGGCGTACCTTCGATGCGGGTGTGGAAATGATGATATCTGCTGGTCGCTTCGACATAGTTCTTAGCTCTGAGAACAAGAATGAGATCGCGGACAAGATCGTACCCGACTGTGTCAGGCGAATACGACTTTTCAATTTCTTGAAGATATTTCACAGCTAGCATGCACCGTAGACCGTGGACGCTTTCAGGAAAGTCGTGTAATAATGGATCCCACATGTTTGTGGTCACAAACTTGGAGAGGAAGTCTATTTAATGGTCCCCAACAATTATACAAGCCACGAAACTAAAATTTCATTGGTTGAGGGCCCACCAAAAAATCGCGCGGCCATTCGGT